GAGAGCGAATGAGGCCAGGGAGGTGCTGGGACTAGCCCACGCTTATTATGAGATGTTCGCTCGACAGGTTGACGAGTTGGTCAACACCAGGATGACGGTGATTGAGGTGCAGGATTATCTGCAACAGGTGTACCGATTCAAGCCTGAGGTACCCTATGCCGACCAAGACCATCGCCTAGTCAAGTCCTACGAGACTACGCTCGACCTGTTAAACCACCCCACCAACACAGTGGGAGGTATCCAGGGAACCCGATGGGCTGCATACAATGCAGTCTCCTACTACGTCGACCATGAGCGTCCAGTGCAGGGCGGGGCTTACAGGGATGACCGCCGCTTGGATGCGTCATGGTTTGGCAATGGGGCAGAGCTACGCCAGAGGGCGTATGACCTCCTGACGGTATAGAGGGGTCACCAAGGGAGGGGGCGGTAACGCCCCCTTCTCCTGGGCTTGTCAAAAGTGTACAATGGAACGACCCATCTTATAGGAAAGGAGGTGCATATGACCACTAGAGCCGAAACCAGAATCCCCGTGAGCAAGGCCACATTGACGGCCCTGAAAAGTTATCTACGGGGCGGTGAGCCGTATGACGTTTTGATACGTCGGCTGCTCATCTCTGGTATCCCAAAGCCAATGGAACGGCTAACAGATATCGAGCGAACCTGGGTGCTCAATACAAGTATAGAAGTTT